CAGAGAAAGGTATCAAGGGTCGGGAAATCCCGTGTGGTTAGATATTGTCGGAATCGGTTTCTGGATGACAAAGATTCGGATATTTTCTCCCTTACGGTGTTCTATTACCGCAAGCTCCGAGAAATCCTCCGGAAGCACAAATTGTCCCTCACGGATGACATTTGGATTGTGAAATCGATCAAGAATTCCTTATCTTATCGATTTTCACTAGAGACCTTACAGACTGAGTTTCCATCCGTTAACCATCTCATCTTCCCCCTCTTTCCTCCCCGGACTGACTCAAGATTATCCTTTACTTTTGTTAAAAGTCAGGGGTGTACTTGTGTCTCGGGACACGGAACGAAGGTCTGTCAAGACTGCCGTTCTTCTGTCCGTCCCGATGTCCGAGATTATCCAGATTCCACGATCTGGTGTTCTTCCTGCCGATCTTGTCCGAGCTGTCTTGATGCTCGCACTCGATTGTACTATAGTATCCTCCAGTCAAAAAGTCTTTGTCACCCTGTAACAGAGACTTTCATGGAGGACGCTTTGCAGAAACACCAGTCTAGGATCTGTGAGTTAGAGGATAGAGATCTCCCTCCGGAAATTATAAACTTACTCGAAGAGGTTAGTATCGATTTTGGCAAGATTGTGAGCCAGATCTATAACCCCTACGAGAGTGTTCTCCCTCCATCGACAGCCGTGATTGGGACCCCCCGTTCTAAGGGTGGTCTCAAACAGAGACTTATTGATGAAAAGATCCTTACGAACAGCCGACCAGTCGTCGGTTGCCGTTCGGAGCCCTTTGTCATCGGTCTTTTCGGACCTCCCGGATCGGGAAAGTCTCTGACTGTCGTGGACTTGGTGAATCACTTTGTGAGTTCATGGTTTCTCAAAGGAGATTGGAAGGACTTCGTCTATTACCGTTCTTCTAAGACGGAGTTTTGGGATGGTTACCGTCAACAACCCATCCTGATTTATGATGATCTCGGTCAGACAACTGACTTTGAGGACATCAAGGAATTTGACCTCTGTGTTTCGACTTCTGATTTTTACGTCCCAATGGCTCATCTTGAGGAGAAAGGTATGTTGATGACTTCACGTCTCGTGATCGTCACCTCCAATCTCACTTATGGTGAGGTTCCTCGAACCATTGCTCAGCGTGCAGATCAGACACTGATTGAACCCATGTCACTTTGGCGTCGCTTTCACCTACCTATTGAGGTACGGAGGGAAGTTATCACGGCTCCCGTCTCTGAAAAGAGAGGGGATTACCGGAAACTTCCTACTGAGATACATTACTTTCTCATTACTCCAGACTTCTCAGAGGCAGAAAGCAGACGTCAGAGCATGGTTCAAGTCGATTCACAGGGTCGACCACTTGACCCAGTATGGAGTCATCCCTCACAGAGACACCAGATGGTGGGTCCCCGTGTGGGTTCTTATGACCCAATCCGGTCACATGGTCTTTTATCCTTGGCCCTCGAGACCTTCAACCAGCGCCGCCCGCACGAGACTTCAAGCTGGACCCAAGAGTGCTTCTCAGGGACTTTCCTTTCCCTTAACGAAGACTCTTTTCCGTCCGTGGAGCTCGTCCGATCCGGCTGCGTGGGTGAATCAGGATGCTTTCTCACCTTTCCCTTTAAACCACCCCCTTTAAGACCTTCTGTGAAGGTGGTGGCACTCAGTGAACCTCTGAAAACCCGTGTGATCACCGTTGGATCTCACCTCTCCCGTTGCTTAAAGCCCTTTCAAAGAGCCCTCTGGGAGTCCTTGGGTCGGTTAAAACCCTTCTGTCTTGTCCGTAACGAACCCTTTATGGGGTTCCGGGACCAGGAGAAGGATCATAACACGTACTTCAGGACCCCCACTCCCCTTCGACCAACCTGGTCGAGGGAGATGAGTGTCTCGATAGAAGCAGAATGCCAACGTATGGAGGCAATGTATCCTCCGGAGAAGGGTTTCCTCTGGTTATCTGGTGATTTTGATGCTGCAACGGACGGTTTTATCATGTCCTGTTCTTCGATTCTCCTTGAAGGCATACTCTATTCAGTCAATCATAGACCGACTAAAGAGTGGGCCCGTTGGGAGATTTCACCCTGTGGGGTAGATTACCCTTGGGGATCAAGAACTCAGCATCGGGGCCAGCTCATGGGTGGTATTCTCTCCTTTCCTCTTCTATGTCTTGCAAATTATTCTCTTTGTAAGGCGGTGGGACTTGAGGATGACCAGTTTCTCATTAATGGCGATGATTTGCTCGCCCGTATAACGGTAGAACAATTCAACCGTTGGAAGGAACTAGGTCCATTGATGGGTTTAACCCCATCTCTAGGGAAGAATTACCTCTCTGAGAACTTTGGCCTCATAAATAGCCAGATGTATCTGAGTCAGGAAGAGAGAGTGGTGGTTAGCGGGAAGTTATCCCTCATCGCTCGAGAAGGGAAGCCCTTAGCAGAATGTTATTCCTATGCCAAGGTGCTTTATCCATCAACCGGATTGGAATCCCTTTTCAAGACTTTGAATGTTCCCCTCCTTCGCCGTACTCCTCGTTCTTTGAGGGTTCCGGTGCGTTGGGGTGGTCTTTCGTCTCGCTTTGAAAGTGGGTTCAACCAATCCCTTGCCAAAAAAGTCTATCTGTTCTACCTCTTGAGGAAGACAGTAAACAATAAGGTAAGGGTTCCGGGGACTTCTATCCTCTTTGTACCCCTTCCTGTCTTCGTTTCAAACGAAAAGCAGAGGAGGATGTGCGAGGGAGAGAAGTACTCGAGAATTGGTCGAGCGTGCTATCAGTGGCGGTTCTTGGACCCACCAAATCTTGAAAAGGATGTGTTTACTGATCTAACACATGGGGACCTCGAACATTTTCTTCGTTCGTGTCCTGTTGATCTCAATCCTATCTTGGATTCCCGTGTCCACATTAGTCACTTCCCGCCATTGGACCGAGTGTCCTATGACTGGAGGCCAATACCGGAGAAAAACTGGTTGTCATTTAAGGCCAATCTTTTCTCCAGCTTGGTGACCCGCCTCTGTATGATCGCGGAGGGCAAAGATGTGGACGTTTTCGACTTTGATCCGGAAACCACTTTCGAATACCCAGTTTTCGAGGGACCACTTGATGAGACGGCTCCTGATCTCCCCCCCATGGGAAGGCCAGGAGATATCTTGTCTCTGGATTCCGTCACAGAGCTCATCAACCAGATGAGTGATGTGCATTTGAATCCCAAGCGGGCCCGTTTTACGGGGTCGGAACTTTCTGTATTTGAAGAAGATCGGAAAGACCGTCTCCCTAAGAAAGCTTCGAAAGGTGGTTTCATGCCAGAAAAAGTCCGAACAGAAGATCCATCCATTCCTCGATGTCTACCCCTCCCGGGGGTCGAAAATCAGGTCTATGGGTGGTCTCCTCCTTGTTTTGGACTGGTCGTGGCATCGGATCATTTTTTCCAGGAACCTTCTTCCCAACTAGTCCGTCATGGACTCGGTGATGTTTCCATATTCCACCAGAAGAAATCAGAACGGACCGTTTACGACTGGTCTGTTCTTGATTCAATGTGGAGTGTGGACCCGAGTTCCGACGATCAGAGTTGGGAGGCTGTATTCCAGGAAGCGATGATGTCTCCCTTGGGTTTTGAGGACGGTGAGGATGGTTTGGAAGAAGAGGG